TACCATAAAACATTGAGATTTGGTTATCTTTTGGATGAGTTGCTCTCCATTTAGTTTGCCAGGTGTCAGCAAACATGTCTGCAAAGTATCTGGGTTTTTCATAAGTTATCTTCTTGGGTTTCCAGTTCTCATCAATCCAGTCTTTGACGCTAACATCTGGCCAAGTTCCCTGACCAACATCAGTTCTAAACTGAGATCCAACAAGATCATCATCAAACCACATATGAGCAAAAACATCTACGTCAGGGAGACCTAGACGAAAGTATTGTTTATGATTTTCATAACATTCTTGATAACTTCTGGGTCTTCCAGAATAGCAAAGTGCAATCTTAGTCATTTAGCATATATGGATAATCTGTACAGATGCCGTATGGCACTTCGTCTTTAATATGTGTTTTAAAACTATCTACCATCTCCCAATCAAGAAGTGGAATAATGGTCTTATCATCAAAGGTTTGCTCTGTGTCATGTAACCAGATCTTTCCATTTGATGTATATGAATATGGATCACCAGTGTGACAAAAGGATTGAAATATTTCACAAGTCTTTGCTGCTTCTACATTTTTACAATGCAACCAAAGGTTATCTTGTCTCTTAAAGAACCAATTCCAAGTTACTTTATATTGTGGTTCATCATGACCCAGCCAGAACTCACCATCAATATCCCATACATCAATCTCCACATCATATCCATTACCAAGGGCACAGTCAATGTAACTAGGAGCATTCTCTCTACCAGGAACTCGTCCCCGAACATTACCTCTGTGAGATATAATTCTCATACTTCCTCAATACGCAATGATTTATCCTCAATGAATAGATCATAAAATGGTTTATCAACACGGAGTTCATGATACTTACATCCCCAATCTGACAGTTGTTGTTGAGTCAAATTAGTCCAATCAATCTGCTTTCTACTTCCCCTTGCTGTCCAATACACAATTGTATTTCCTTGGTCATACAATTGATTAATCTTATCAATGTTATTTTGAATTGGTTTTGCTTTGGTGTAATCGTGAGTTGTTCCAAAATCTGTAGATGATTCCCGATTACAAATCGTTTCATCAATGTCAACATAAATTACTTTCATTGATACATTTTTCTCCTGCGTGCTTCACTGGGACACTTATCAATTTCACTGACCTGTTCTTCTGTAAGAAAGTTTGTTTGTCCAAGAATTTTGGCACCAACAAAAATCTCAGCAGATTTTTCGCACATCATAGTTGATGCAACACATTCTTTAGCAGATGCAGATGCTACAATTATACCATGATTTTGTAGCAATATCAATTTAGGGAAGTACCCTTCCTCTTCTATAAATGCAAGAATACTTTTCTTCATTTCTTCAAGTAAAGGTTTACCTGGCATTGCATAAGGAACAACACAAGACTTTGCGCCATTTCTTACCACTTGATCAGGAAATAATCTATGTTCAGCAAATGACCAGATTTGTTCAGAGCATGCCACTTGCATAGTTTTAAGTGGATGGGTATGTGCTATAAATTTGATATCATCAAATTCCCTTAAGATCCATGCATGAAATCCAGTTTCAATACTTGGTTTTGGTCCAAGTGAATCAAAAGGAACCCCATTCAGTTTGCAAGCAACGAGTTGATCTTTCTCTAAAGTGTCTAAGGAAGTTCCACTTGCCTTGATATAGAAAAGGGTTTGATATTCGTCTTCTGCTTTAGCTGACACATTTCCCTCACCGCAAATTGCGTAAGGTCCAAGTGCATGTGCTAGTTCTAAGAGATTAACCATTCCGTTAATTTTTTGGATAGTGTATTTAGATCTACTTCCCATGGTGAATTCATACCACCAGAGATTGATAATGATCCTACGTCATCAACTGTCGCTTCTTTCTCATCAGTAAAACTGGTGTGATCAAAGTGAGTTAGTTGAGTGTGTTCCATAGCATGTTTTAGTCTATCATTAACATCAAAAAATAATGGACTGTTAATTGATAGAACTTTAGTCTCTGGAGGACAGAATAAGACGTTAGCCATTCCACCACCAATCGGACCAGCAACATACTTTGCTGAACTAAAGATACCAATCTTTTCTTTCATTGTCAAGTTTTCACAGAATATTTCTTCAAATCCATGTAAACTAAATGTCTGCATCATCTGGTCTTCATTCATACATCTACGTCGTTCAGTGTAGTTTGTACCAATGTTATCAAGATTATTATGTGTCCATGTTCTACGTGAAATGTAGACCCTCTCAGGTCCCTCATATTCGCCAGTAAGTCTATTGATTATATCAAACGTAAATCTATGAGGTGGTTTCTCTGACAGACCTCCATGGGTCAAGGAAGACCCAACCAGAACGTAGTTATAGATGACATCCTGTCTTAGAAAAATGACATCATCTCTAGTTATACCAAGCAGTTCTAATGTTTCCCAGACAAAAGGATATAAGTCATCTTTACCTTCAGCAGGACTTACAAGCAACTTTAAATCTGGATGAATTTTCTTACCATCAAAATAAGTATAGAGATATGGGAGAGTGTCATAAACGAAGTGAAAGTAATTTGCCATATTGTAGGCAAAGTAAAAGACTGGGATATCACAACATGACCACGATGAGCACAACTCCATGTCATACTTCATTGTTTCTTCATATACAGTTCCTCTACCTAAAGACATAAACTTCTCAATTGTTGGTAAACGAAGTTTCTTATCTTTGTGAGAATACATCAACGGCATTGGATAATGCGTTGAGTATCCAGTAAATTGTACTGAAGAGAAATAAGCACACTCAAGAACTCGGCCGTTCTCATCCTCAGGGCAGAGTGTTTTAGTTTTTCCTTCGTTCCAATATTTAATGGGTAAGGTAATCTTTTCTGTAGTCATAAGGATGCCAATTTACTGTATTGAAGAAATTTTGCCAGTAGCGATACGTTTTTAAATCGTCAGGTGTTCCCCAACAAATGTAATGATCAACCTCAAAGTTCTTAACATTATATCCAAGATCAATTGCTTCATTTAAAATACTGTCAACATAAAACTCACCATTAGTTCTAATGTCTTTCTCGTAAGTTTGCTTTAAGGAGTTTAGATATACATCCTTATTGCGGAAGAACATCGTACCAACAACAGCATACTCATCTACAGGATTATCTCCATTAAATTTTTTAACAGAAACACCCTTGACATCATCACCATCTACATCTAACCAAGAATACATATCAGGATTACGATGTGAAGTATAATTATTTCTATAACTCCAAACGACAATATCGGTTTGAGGATCCTCAATTAAATCTGCAAACTTATCAGAGTCATACAATACACCATTGTCACATGCAGACAAGAGAACTGATGTGTCATCATCAATCTCATTCATAATCTTTTCAGTCGTGCAAGCTTGTCCGTTAAGAACATCATCAATCCATACGACATGAGCATATTCTTCCAAAGGAAGCATACTCATATGAGAGTTTAAACAAGCATAGATTGTCTTATCCGTCTTTGGTAAACAATATTCTGCCTGATCAACCATGTAGTTGTCATTAACTACAAGAAATGGTTTAGGGATAGAAAATCCTTCTGTTCTAAATCTACTACCTGCACCTGCCATAGGAAGAGCAGTTACACAGTTTTTAATCTTCAGTGGTTTATTACCTTTAAGCACTGCCTTATAGTAATTTGACCACTGCAGATACATGTTCATATCTAATGGTGTTCCCCACTGAAGCATCACAGGAATTTCATACACAAGATTTGGAAGATCATCTTTAATCAAAAGATTATGAACTAAACTTACATAATATTCTCCATTGATATTGATGTCTTCATCAATCAACTGTTGGAAATATTTTTTGATATAACTTCCTTTCTTAAAATAATATGTTCCGGTAGAGGCAAACTCTGACATCTTATCAGCAGTAAATGGTTGCTTCTCCCTAATCTCTACTATTTGATTACCCTCTCCTGTTTTACAGAAAGCATAGTTGTCACTACCAAGCATGTGAGGATGAAATCCAGTATAGCAGACTACACATCCATCACAATTAGTTTGTGTAACAAACTCCTCAAAATCATTATAATCCCAATGCATTGAGAAGTCGCAGTAATTAACTACGACAGGTTCATCATCATCAATATACTTGGTTGCTTGCAGTACACTATGAACTGGACCTTTCTTATGAGAAGGAATCGTGATGATTATAGAGTCTTCTACAAGACTGTGTAGAATTTCAACTACATCAGTTTCTTTTGCATGCTTATAGTTAATAATAAAAACAAACTCACTGTCTTTAGGATAAAGATCAATGATATGTTCAATAACTTTCTTTCCATCAATCTCAATAAGATGCTTTGGTGTTTCATATCCGGCAGAAGTAAATCTACTACTCTGACCTGACATTGGGATAATAACTTTCATATCAATCTCCTTTTATTACTCTGTAACTATCTTCATCAAAATGTTGTGTAGAAAATTCAAATAATTCAGATGGCTCAATAGCAATCATTTGATGTTTGAGTCCACGATAAATGTGAAACTTATCACCAGGTTCAAGTATAACATCCTTTGCCTCTGCCAGGTCGTCACTATCACCATAATATAAAAGTATTCTACCAGATTGTAGGTAGAATGTTTCGTCTTTTACTTTATGATAATGCCATGAGCATCTCTTCCCTTCATTAAAAAATAAGAGTTTTCCACAATACTCTTCAGTATTAACAATCCATTTTTCATGTCCCCAACCTTTAGGGACATGTTTTATTTCTGGTGTCATTTCTTATCGCTAAAGAATACATGATCTGGCCATGCTTTATCATCAATGAACATATCTGCGTGTGGTTTACCCATGATTAATTCATGATACTTACATCCCCACGTACTCAATTGTTCTTTAGTGAGTGGGTATAGTAATTTATGCGCGATCTCCCGTGCCTCTTCGTAAGGTTTATCACTAGATCTTCCCATTGCTCTAGCAGTAAAGTAGATGATGTAATTACCTTCATCATACAGATCATTAATTATATCAATCCTATCTCTCTTTGGAGTAGCATTTTCGTACTGCAGATTCCCAGATCCTTTACCAGGAGTACAGATAGTTCCGTCAATATCAATCACATATCTCATAAATGTCCCTCTCTTGTAGTACGTAAGTTCCAAAATGCGTTACAGCAATTGCTGCTGCTTTATTGGCATATGGTATAGCAACATCTATTTTACCATATCTTAGGTAAAAGTAAACTAGTGCGGATAAAAATGTGTCGCCAGCACCACAAACATCAAAGACACTTACTCCAACTGCTGGATAATTCTTACCTTGATAATCAACTCCCTGTGCTCCCTTGGTGACAATTAGATTAGAAGAATTTTTTAATTTATTATCCAGTTTAGAATATTCGTCATCATTAATTTTTATGTATGCATGATCAACTGGTAGATTTGTCTTCTTACTGTCAATAAAGACAGGTCCATCAAACCACTCAACCAATTCAAACAACTTCTTAGATGTTATAAATCCTTTGTCATAATCAGAGATAACTAAAGCATCAAATTTTTCTTGAGGTAGATCATTTCCTAAAGGACTTACATCATCTTCACTATCAACTCTTAGGATTTGTTGATTATATCTCTTATCAATATATCTACATTTTACTATTGGTTCTTTTTGAGTGAGCATTGTCACTTCCATATTAAATGCAGAAAGGTTTTCTTTGACATTCAGTGCCATCCCTTTCTGCTTTTCTACGTACTCATACTTCAAAATGGGTACAGGAGCTTCTGGATTCAGACGCTCACATACACCATACACATATTCGTCGGTACAACTATCTCCGATCAATAATATCTTGAATTGTTTTTGTTGTTGCATACTCTTCTATTCTATCAAAGAACCTCAGCTCAGCAGCGTACATTGAACCAATGACTGACTTATTTTTCCAGTCAGATCCTACAACCATTATATCAGGTTTTACTGTTTTTATACAGCGTTCCAACTCTTCATCACTATCAAAGATTACAACATAATCAACTGCTTTTAGATTCTGGAGCATGTATGCTCTATCACCTACATTATTTACTGGTCTAGTTAAACCTTTCTTTTCCTGAACTCTACGGTCACTGTCTATACCAACAGTCAAAAAGTCTCCCAAAGACTTGGCATAATTAAGAAGTTGAACGTGTCCTGGATGCAGGATGTCAAACGTTCCATTAACGAAGATGTGTGTAGACATATTCTAAAGATTTTTGCAATCCATCAAGTTTTAGATTAAGTTTGGAAAGTTCTGCGCCGCTGGCACAATATGCGGTATTGTATCCTTCCTCTAAAATACTAATTGGAACTTTATAATCAGAGAGATTATTAATCATTATAGCAACATCTAAGAGAGACGTAGTTGGTTCATAGACAAGGTTGAGTTCTTTGGGAAGATTTAAACGATCCTCTCCACTCTTGAGATAAAAATCAATGACCTTATATACATCAAGAATACCAAAGAGATCCATAAATCTATCTTTAAATATTACAATCTGCTTATTATCAATATAGTTTTTTATATTTGCAGTAGTAAACATATCCTCTGGAGCATGAGCACCGAACATATTAAAAAATCTTAAATTATATACATGATTATACTGACGACAACGATGAGTAATCATATATTTTGAGAGTCCATAATAGTCAGTAGGAACTCTATCTCCAAAAGATTTCTCTTCTACTTTAAAAATATCTCCCTCACGACCATACGCAGCACCACTACAAATGTTGATCATTGGAATCTTTTGTGCTGCCAAATTCTCAAACATTAAAATGTTATTATGAAGATCCTCTGGAATGTCTATGCGAGTACGACGACCACCACGGATAGCAGCATGAATTATAAAGTCAGGATTTCTATTCCGAAAGAAAGATTCTACAGTATCAGGATTTGAATAATCAATATTAGAATAGTGTACAGTATGTTCTTTTTCTAGAAGAGGAATTATTTCCTTCCCTAGATTACCACGCTGACCAGTAAATAAAATGTTCATCTACGAAGATTAATGTAGGATGGTTTTCCTGAATACAAGAACTTTTCAATGTCAACATCTTCCTTTGTCTGTGGCCAGAATGCCTCAATGCCAGGAAGTGCCTCCAATACCTTTGTGTCCTCACAAGCATAGTGAGAGAACCCACAAGGTCCATAGTCATCATCACGACCACTACCAACCAGTTTAACAGGGATCTGTTCGTGGTGCAAGTAATTCCTAATAAACTCAAACGGACGATATAGTACAAATGGTGTGATCGAATAGCATACAGGAATCTTACCTTCCATAGCAAGACCGGCACCCATACCAATCATCAATTGCTCAGCAGCACCTGGATTGATTACACGGTCGGGATAATCTTCTCTTAGATGATCAAATACCCTATATCCAACATCACCAACCAGTAGAAAGATGTCCTCATTCTTTCTCATCTCCTCAGTCAGGAGTTCTTGAAATCTACGTCTCATAGCGATGCAATTGCCTCCTTATATTGTTCCTCAGTAAAGTTAGTGTAGTGAGCATGAAGACCTTCTAGACCAAAATGCTCTACGGTAGTCTTGTGGAACTTTGCACTAGGACAGAATACTTTCACACGGTTCTCTAGCGTAGTCAAATCTACGGGGTCATATGCTGCCCATCCATTAGCATTTACATGAACCGTGATATTCTGCATACCACTATCACTAATATATCTCAGTGCTTCCCATACAGAGCCTTCATTACTCTCACCATCAGAGATCATCACATGAACGTGACGGTTTGGATTACCGACAGCACGTCCTACTGCAACACAGATACCCATACCCAGACTACCAGTAGAGCAGTGAATATGATCCAATTCGTTACGCTTTGGGTGCTCACCATACTTGTCAAGTAGTTCCTGAGCGTCCAGTCCATAGTATTCCTCAAGAATTACATAGAGTGCTACGACAGCGTGACCATTGGACAGGATGAAGATATCATCTTCTTTCTTATTTTTATAAATGTCATCAATGATATGCAGACATGAAAAATAACTCCCAAGATGGTGAAGTTTATTCTCATAACAAATATCAAGGAGTCTACGATAAAGTTTGTTCATCAATAAACGAGCATACAATCTGCTTGAAGTTTGTCAACACTCTTTCCAAAACTTTTCAGTTTATCAGAGATTTTGTTGAAGTTCTCTGCCATCATACCACGTTCCTCAAAATCATGCACCTCCACATACATACCATCAATCTTGGTCAGTGCTTCTTCAAATGATTCCTCAAAGATAATTTCATTCTCAAATCCTTCAATGTCCATCTTGACAAATCCAACCCGATCAATATCCAGAGAGTCAATAATACTATTGAGGGTCTTTGTTTTTACCTTAACAGTCTTACCGCTATGAGGATCTGTTCTATGGGAGATAAAAGAATTCATCGTAGAATTGCGTTCATGAATATTAAACTCTGCCTCACCATCCTTTGTACCAACAGCAAGATTAAGAGCCTCAATGTTTTTAATCCCTGCAATACCAACCAGTTCGTTTAGAAGAGCAAAGTGAGATGGAGTTGGTTCTACAGAGAATACTTTTTCACAAATAGGTGCAGCAAACATAGAAAACAATCCGACGTTTGCACCCAAGTCAATCATATTGAGATCTTCATTTTCTTTTAGAAACCAATAAAAGTCAGTATCAAACTGCTTTAGAATATGAACCACGCAAGAGTGTTCTGCGAATGCATGATTTTTATAATTCTCTGATGACGAAAGATCGATTTTATTGCCAGCGATATCAGAAAACGAAAGAAGGTCTGTCATGATGTTACTTTGTTAATGTATTGTAAGGGTTCTTCAGCGATCACGGTCTTCATCCACTCACGAAGACCACCGTGTTCTTTATTTAGTTTTGCTGCTGCAGATCCTCCTGCCTGGTGCATGACTTTGATGCACATTGGATCTCCAGTCTTAGGGTCATTAAGGTAGAGTGCATCATCTTTCACATAGATATCAGACCAACTCTCCCAGTGATTATTATTCTCTCCCCAGGTATTACAAAGTCCATAGGAAACTCCTGTTCCCATAGCATCAATAATTTTTGTTGTATATTTACCACAATGGAAGATTTGATTCAAGGTGTCCTGCTCATCACCAATGCCATGAGCATATGGATTCACCTCATCTTTAATCCTCTTTGCCTCTCTATTCAATTCATGCCAGTCATACCAGAACTGCTTATTGTTTGAGGCAATCAGACCAGCATTGATAAACTTCTGAACTGGAATTTTCTCTCCATTACCAAAGGGTGGCAAGTGATGAATGGTAATACCAGGATGAGAACTTGCCTTATCCAATGAGTTATTATTACGAACTCCGATAATATCCTCATCACTCTCAAAGAGTTCAGTCATAGGACCAGTTACAACACAGTCGCCATCAATATGGACAACCATATCATAGTCATCAATATAAGGCATACAACTAGGCGGCATCATCCATACGTTATTCAACCAAGGGTCTTTTACCTTTGCAACATCAGTCATCTTTGAATCAAATACAAAGAAATCTACATCTGGATGAAAATACTTGAATGAATTTCTAAGTTCATCTAATCCAATATAATCAATATAGTCATCTGTACACCAAGTTGTTACAGCAATTTTTTTCATTTGTCTCCCATGGCCATAAATGAGTTGTTTAAATCAATACCAGATACAAAAATATTTTCATATCCACGTTCAAACATGTAAGCCTCAATAATTTTAGGAGTAAGTACATGCTTATGCTTTCTATTATTCCAAGGTCTCCAATAGACCTGACTAAAGTCGGGCAGATATAGAAACAAGGTTCCATCATCCTTAAGATGATCATACCAACAATCCATAGTCGCAACCCAATCAGGTACGTGCTCTAGGCAATGACTAGAAAAAATGTAATCTACTTGAACTGGTGGTAGATTATCAGCATCCCATGGATCATCAAAGTCAAGATCAATAGGTGTGGCACCAGGAAATGCCCACTCTGGTTTCATACAACCAATATCATATCCAACTCCACTACAAACATGTTTTGCAAAAGGAATTGCAAATTGAGATGCATTTCCTTCAGTTTGAAACTTTGGATACCAGTTTTTCTTATACTCTACTACTTGCATATCAATGTATGTGGGGTGCTGAATAAGTAATCAATCTCAGTCATATTCTTTTCATTATGTGCAACAACAACATAATTTTCATAAGAAGTGTCTAAGACATCAATAATATAGTTGAGTGATGTGTTGATTGTATAAACACTCTTTGCCTTCTCAAAAACTTTACACCAATCAAACAAAGTATATCCGTCAATGTATTGTAGTTCTACAGAAGGTAAGTTGTAATTTTCTGGACGCATCAGTTCACAATTCCTTCCTTCATTATAAAGGTTATTGATAAACACGAACTCAGAGTCATCCTTGAGACCAAGTACATTATAATACAGATCGTCTTCTTTAGCAAAGTCACGATCAAATTTAAACCAATCCTTCCAATCAGAGTAATCAAGTCCCAACATAGAATATTTTGAACTCATAATCTTACCATCATTATGAGTCATATCAGCAGTTGCCATACTGATAAATGCTGCATTGTCCTCTACAACAGCACCTGCACCATGTTCATAGATTTCTTTCATTGGAAAGTCATCTGTTGTCATGGGAAACCAGATATCTTTAATATAGTTTTGAATCCATTGAATATCAGGTTTCAGGGGCCAGACAACATCATACCCCTTCATCATCATTACCCTAGCAATCTTTTGACAAAAGAAAACATCACCAATTCCTGCAGGTTGTTTAATTAAACAGGGTCTCATACGTATGCTACAAGGATATAATCATCAACCGGATTGATAGACTTATAATAGGTGAACTGATAGTCAGGGTTGATACCACGAATCTTATCCATCAGTTGATCTTCTCTGCCAGAGAAATAGATGGGAATGTCGTCAATAACAATTGTATGATCCTTGATAGGGTGATCTTTAATCATATCAAGTTCTTCCATAGTTGGTACACCACCACCCTCAGCGTGTGCATCCAACCAGAAGATAGCCTTCTGATCAACCTTCTTAAGAATTTCTTTTACACAATCTCTAGAGTCACCCAACCAAAGATTAACATTATCATCATCCTTAAATTTCTCCAGACAAATATTATATCTTTCCTCAGACAATTCGCAACTGAAGATCTCTTCAAAACCAAGATCAACTGCATATTTAACAGCATCTCCCATATAGGTTCCAGTTTCAACAAAGTGCTTACAATCTTTGCCGATACCAAAGTCCTTAAAGATATAATAGAAAGAATGAATTCCTTCCTTAAGTGCCTTCTCAAATACTTCTTTAGTCATTTTGTTCTCCGTTAAAATAATTTTCCCAAATGAAGTCTTCCAATACTTCCATCTTTAATGCTCGCTCAAAGTTGTCTTTGACTGCATCCATTTTATCATTATAAAGTTCTTCAGTCAAAGACTCAATATCAAATCCATCCTCTAGGATAATCATACCATCAGTGTTAAACCATTTTCCAACAGAAGAAGTGCCATGATAAATTGGAATTGTTCCTGTTAAGAAGCAATCCAAAAGTTTTTCACTGAAATATTCATTGTTGTTTTCAATGGCAACTGAGAACATATAATCAGCAAGTGCTTCTTCCTTATATTCAATCTCATTAAATCCACGACCAAATAAAGGAGCATACTCTTTTAACTGATCAAGCATATGTAGTCTCTGTTGATGACCAGGAAGATGAGACTTGTTTGATGCCAGAATAGAAATCAACTTGTTCTTGGGATAGATTTGAGGTTTACGGATCCAAGATCCGTTTCCAGGAACCCAACAAATTCTTTCATGAAGATCACATAGTTCTTCACTCCAAGTAAAAATTTTATCATATTCATTCATATAGGTATCAAGATTATTCTTGATCTCCTGAATGAGAGGTTCAACTATCCAACAACATTCTAGAATGATACCATATTTTTTCTTACTAGAAGTGTCCTGCAGGCCTGCAGGAATAAATCTATCAATATAGAAAGTCTCATCATCTACTGTAAGACTATCAAAAGTTTGCTGCTGCCTCCCCTCACCTTCATGAACCCATTTAATATACTTTGATTCTTTTCCATGAGTTGTATATCCTTTGTTTCCATTTGTTAGATGGATAAAGGTGTCATTCAACAATTTAAAATTTTTCATTTCAGCAAATACTTTTCTTTATCAAATGGTTTCAATTCTCTGTCACTTCTCAAGAAAATAGAATCACCCCACCCCTCTTGTTGATAAGAGTCTGACATTTCAGCAAGTTTAAATCCCCTTTCAGTCAACCATTGTGAGATAAATTCATGAGGAGCACCTGTATTGTTTCTATCATTGAGAGAAGTCTCAATAAAAATCATATTGATGTACTTGAGATGATCCTCAAATCCTTTCAGGATCTCAAGTTCCGCTCCCTCTGCATCAATGTTCAAGAAATCATACTGATCCATATCAATATTATTTTCTTCAATCAAAGTAGATAGTTTCTTAGTTACAACAGTAGCATAACTACCACCCGCAAGTTTTCTTGACAGATGATCAGAATATGCTACTGGGTTTAAAGTTGAGCAATCATTGGCAAGAAAGAATTGTTTTTCTAATCCATCCTCACTATAGACACATTCATTAAAAGAAAGGTATCCGCACCTGTCAGCAACTGGTTTTGACATAGTATCAAAGACAAATTTATTTGCCTCAACGCCAATAACTTTATTTCCAACTAATTTGCTATAGCAGTAATGCTCCACAAAGTCCCAAAGACCAACATGAATAATACCTTTGACATCAACGTTTAGTCTTTCAAAACTACCAACATAATTTATATTATCATGAAGAGGATGTGGATGAAATCCAGTCTCCTTATCATAAGAAGCGTAAGGTCCTAATTTACTCATACTGAATGATGAAATGGAGTATATGGTTCTGAACTTTGAATTTGAGATTGAATCCAATAATAGGTGTAACGAATACCTTCCTTAAGAGTCATTTGATAATCCCAATCCAACTTTTCACGAATCAAATCATTGTTAGAGTTACGACCACGAACACCTAAAGGTCCATCAATATGAATTTTAGAAACTTCTTTTTCTGCAACTTCAGCCGCAATATCTACAAGTTGATTAATAGTAACCATCTCTTCAGAACCAATATTAACAGGACCCATAAAGTCACTGTCCATCATTCTTCTAGTTGCTTCAATGCATTCGTCAACGAACAAGAAGGAACGAGTTTGTAACCCATCTCCCCACACCTCGATTGCTCCACCTGACTCCGGGAGGTAAGCGACTTTACGGCAGATTGCAGCTGGTGCCTTCTCTCTTCCACCGTCCCAGGTGCCCTCTGGCCCAAAAATATTGTGATACCTAGCAACCCGAACAGGGATGCCATGGTTACGATTGTAAGCAAAGTAGAGACGCTCACTGAAAAGTTTCTCCCATCCATACTCGGAGTCTGGTTCTGCTGGGTACGCATCATTTTCCCTCAGTCCAGGATTGTTTGTTTCTTCTTGAGCATACTCAGGATACATGCATGCTGATCCAGAGTAGAAAATTTTAGTGGGTTGATCTAAAGAAGGACGAACACATGCAGTTCCATTCTCTTCACCGTCAAAGGTTTCATTCAGTTTACGAACTTCCTCAAGAACATTTAAGTTAATAGATACGGAGTTGTGCATAATGTCTGCATCATTCTCACCAGTGAATACAAATCCTGCTCCACCCATATCAGCAGCAAACTGATAGATCTCATCAAAAGGACGGATACAGCGATAAGGAACAGAGTTATAAAAATTACCTTGTTCACCTTTGAACTGGATGACACGACGCACGAAAGTTACATCACGCAAGTCTCCTTGCACAAACTCATTTGCTTCTGTGTTAGAGAACTCAGGATACTTGAGATCCACACCACGCACCCAATAACCTTCAGAGCGTAGACGTTTGACCATATGACTTCCAATGAAACCACCAGCACCAAGCACCAGTGCTGTCTTCTTATATTCAGACATTATGTAAAAAGTTTCTTCTTATATATGATACGATTATTTTGACAGATTGTCAATATACCACTGAACAGTATCTCCAAGTCCATCACTAAAATTAATAGATGGAGTCCAACCTGTTGCAGATGTTAGTTTTGAAAAGTCTGTTCCATATCTTTTATCCTGGCCGGGTCTGTCATATGAAACACCAATCAACTCATGAGATTTGTCAAGTAGGTCAAGAATCATTTTAGTTACTTCAATGTTTTGCAACTCACATCCTGCTCCTACATTAAATTTATCATTCAATACTTTCCTTTCCTCAATAGACCAAATTGCACTGCAGTGATCCATTACATGAATCCAGTCCCGAATTTGTTCCCCACCATCATACATATAAGTTACTTTATCTTCCATGGCGTTCTTAATTACTTTAGGAATAAGTTTCTCAAAGTGCTGACCCCTACCATAATTATTAGAGGATCCTGTAATCACATACGGTAGTCCATACGTGTTATGCCAACTAGTCACAAAATGTTCTGCTGATGCTTTAGTTGCAGAGTAAGGATTTCTAGGATTGTATGGTGTGTCTTCTCTAAAAAGAGAATCATCATATTCAAGAGAACCATAAACTTCATCAGTAGAAATATGGTGAAACTTTTCTACTTGTACCTTGAGGCTAGCATTAAGAAGATTAATTGTCCCATTAATGTTTGTAGAAATGAAAGGATTAGAATTAGATATTGATTTATCAACATGACTTTCAGCAGCAAAGTGAAAGACTTTCTTTGGTTTATGCTTATCAAAAATATAATTTACATGTTTCTCATTAACAATATCACACCAAACAAATTCAATTTGGGGACACTGAGGAATATTCTTTTCGTTTGATGCATATGTCAAACTATCAAGAACAATAACTTTATCATCTGTAACACCACGCAAAAACTCAAGGAAGTTACTTCCAATAAATCCTGCACCACCAGTAACGATAATAGACATATACTTTTTTTAAATGATACTAAAAAAGACCCTTAATGTCAAGGGTCTTTGGGTCGCCATGCACGCCACTTGCTTTTAGGAAGCAAGAAACCAATTAGCTCCAGAGTTGGTTGATTCTGGTCTCCATCTCTATAAACCTTGCATCAACTTCTTGTTGTGCTTTATCGCTTGCTTCAAGCGCAGCAACTTTTGCCTCTAGTACCTGAAGTCTTGCCTCAACCTCAACATCATATTTTGACATTGATGCACCAGATGCAGATTTTCCTGCTTTTCCTTGAGTTGACATAATAGTAAAAATTAACTCTTTGATTATTTAGTTTTTAGAAGGGTCTTATGACTCCACCACTCAGTTTTACGAACTAAGAAACGCGAGATACCGAGTCTCTTGTATAACAAGGTATACCATCTGGATCTAACCATTTAGGATATTCTGGGTCTTCAATAGCAAGAAGCATTTGATCACCATTGTCAAACAAATAAACATCAGAGTATTTTTTAGTATACTCATTTGCTTTTTGCATACGAAAGTCTGGTTTACCATTCAGTTGAATGTAACCTCTTTGAACGAACCGATAGGGAAATCGTTCGTGGATTACAATAGTCTTAGTAGACTCAACTGACTTAGGATCTAAATCATTCATGCTTCTACCGTTTCAAGATCAATTGCGACTTGCTCGATCAAAATATCATAATCATCAAGAGGGTCACCAGAAAAAACTAATCCATTGTTCTCATAATAACGACGAACCTTTTTGAGAAGTTTCGGATTCTTCACATCCAGGAAGAAATCTCCATTTACAGCACCGCGAAGGGTTTGAATGTCTTTCTTGAACTTTGTAGTCAGTGTCATTGTTTTGAATGTTGACCTTAGTATTATAAGGGTTTGACAGGGTTTCTGTCAAGTGCTTCCTGTGAGGAAGCCATGCAGGTTGAGGGAATTGAACCCACCTTAGCCGCTTTATGAGAACGGAGCATTCAACCAGATTGCTAAACCTGCTCGGTTAGGAACTCTTCCCAACTACCTCCAAAGTGTAGCATATTGTGGCAGTCCCTCAGGATCCTTCGTTGTTCTGTTCGGTGTATATTCGTATGAGTTCATCATCTGCAGGCATCATCACTGCTCTCTCGCCGTTTTTATTTTCAACCCCTATTGATTCACCATTCTCCACTTTATCCATAAGTTCTTCCCAGTTCTCTTGCCAGTATTCCACTGAATAAAATTCCATAGTTGTTTTATGTATAAACTTTATAAAAACGATTGCAACTTATCTAAGATAACCTGATATGCTGGTACTATATCACCCTCATCCATTCTAAACAAGTCCTTGTCATATCTTTTCATATCATTCTTACCCCATAACCTCATTGAATCGGGCGAAATCTCATCTGCAAGATATAGATCACCATGAGCATCAATGCCAAACTCAATCTTAAAGTCAATCAAATCAAATCCAATGAGGTTGAAGATATTAATTAGATAATCATTAATCAATAATGTTTGTTCTTTGAGAGGAGTAGGGTCATATCCCATTAGCTTTACCCTATCCCAAGTAAGCAATGGATCATGTTTTGAATCATCCTTTAGAAAAAACTCAACAATAGCAGGAATAATTGGTTGACCCTCCTTAATTGTAGTGGTCCTTACAATAGAACCTGCTGCTCGGTTTCTACAGATTACTTCCAAAGGAATAATGTCAACTTTCTTACAAAGCATTTTATTGGGTCCAATTTGCCTATTGTAATGAGTTTTGATGCCGAGAAATTCTAGTTTATCAAAAAGAATAGAAGATATTTGGCAACATAAAGATCCCTTACCTGCTGGGTAATCTTCTTTCTCGCCATTACCGGCAGTTACTTTATCATGATACTCAATCAAAACTTCTTCGGGATTTTCAGTATCAAATACAGTTTTGACTTTTCCCTCCACAATCTTCATAATGGATATTATACGATATTTTTAATTATAGCACTATGGGTTTCTAGGGTCAATACCCAGATTTTCAAGATATCTTATCCACCAGTCTGGATCTTTTCTTTTCCACATAGGAACTGGTAATCCATGAAGCGAATAGTATTCGCTAATCGCTTCATCGATAATCTGTGCGATCTGTAAATTCTTCTTCCTCTTCATCAACGTCTGCATATGGGTTTTCCACATATGGTCCGTGAGGTTTTCTGGATTCTGATCTGACATACTTTTGTTCGTTATTGACTGCTGCAACCCACAAACTAAGTTTCATTATAATCCATATTATTCCTATCGGTAAAAAACATGCAAATATGATTAGTGGTTTCATGTTGGTAATACTTGGAAGACTTCCTCCTTCACTCTATCTATAACTTCATGAAGAATGTTTACGTCAATTCCCATGAAGGGAGGGATCATTCCAATAACACGAAAAAATCCATCAACAAAAAGTGCCAAAAATGTAATACCTAGAAACATACTAATGATTGACGCATTACGATTGTGTTGACGAATTGCGTTGTCAATCATTTCCTGACACTCTTTTTTTGTTACGTAATGTACAGGTTTTATTTCATTCATCCTGTGAGGCATTTGAAATATTATTCAGAGGGTCTGGTTCTCCCCGAACTATAGCACAAGCTCGCTTATAGTAATAGTTATCGGTAGTGCCGTTTGTTTCAAATGTTTCTTTGACCTTTAACCAATTTTGATAATCGTCAGGATGCATAATGGTAGAAAGAATGCCTACATTACTATTTAACTTCAAAGTTTAGTCTACGAACTTTTCTTCTACGTCTCTCTTCCTGATAAAGAAGTTCTTGAGTAGAGAAATGACTATCAATCTTTCTCTCTACATTGTTAGTTACCATTACAACTTTATCTAAATCTTTAGCACCGATTTTGTCGTCCACAATACTCATTTGATTGGGACAACCACAGAACTGAACTTTGCTAGTGCTTGTTAGTTCTTTTCTACACTCTTTGCATCTGATAGTAATCATTAGTCATACATTGAATTCGACATGGGCGAAGAGGGGATCGAACCCCCGACAACTTGAATGTAAATCAAGTGTTCTACCGCTGAACTATTCGCCCAACTCCTTCTTCGTTTTGAAATAGAGTTTATAATATGGTTTTTTCATCTTGTCAAGGATTTTCATATCCTCTTCAAAACCCATATACTTACAAAGTTGATAGGAACCTTCCAACTCACTAATCAATCTTAGAATGTTAGCAGGATGCCTCTCAAGTCCTCCAAAATCATACTTTGACATAATAATAAATTGGAGAAAGCGGAATACCAGAATCGAACTGGTGACGAAAGGTTGGAAACCTTTAGTTTTGCCTCTAAACTAATTCCGCAAAGCGGGTCAGGAGGGACTCGAACCCCCGACCAACGCATTAGAAGTGCGTGGCTCTAATCCACTGAGCTACTGACCCTTGGTGGTAGTTCCTATCGCCGCTAACCCTGAACTACCAAGGGGGTTACCGCAGTTGATTACGACCATCAACGTAATTATCATACTCGTCTTCAGAGATTTCGTCAAGTGATAAAATTTCTAAGTCGGGTTCTGGATCAAACCATTCGTCAAACTCTGCCATAATTGCAAATGAATCCCAAATTCTATCTACACCTTGCCTATTATATTCTTTAATTTTATCTGATGCCCATTGTCGTGTTGCAAGCACGATTTCTTCAGTCTCCATCATAGTAATCTTTTCGGAAGTATCTGCTGAGGATGTTGCTATTGTAGTAGGCAGGTCCTCCTGTGTCAAGTGATTCGGTAAGGACTCCGTGGACAAAGAGTTGTCTTGTTTCTTCAAAGTTTGTTTTGCCACCTGTTTTATGTAAAGACAAGATAGTTCTACTAAAGTTTTGTCTACCCAATCGTTCAATGTCTTCTTTAAGTTCTGGACAAGACCCATAATATTTTCTCCAATCAGATTCTTGTTTTACTTTGCGCTTCTTTCCTTTTGGTGTTCGGAATGACCAAAAATACTTTCGCCCAATGTATTGTCGTTGGTTTGTGAGATTGGTAATGTTATAAACAAAACCAAAGTTGTCCCGAATAAGGCTACCATCAAAGGGAGTGCCCAAATAGATCCAGGGGTTTTCATAATCAGTATCTATATTCTTCAATGATGTTCAATACCTTGTCGAGATATTTATGTGCCATATCTCGATCTCCTTGCCACACTGTGGCAGGTTCTTCGTATACTTCATTTTTTAATTTGAGTACACGATTTTTCAATTCATCTTTTTTGATTTGATTCTTAGGCATAGGGGAACCTCATGTCCCCCTATTTAAGCACGCTTCAGAGTTGGAAACCACTGAATGTGTCCTTTTTCACATCTTGCTTGATTCCACCAACCACATAGGACTCCACCTCAGTCTCCTGTGGTGCCACCTGAAGACCCTTAGAAGAGATCCAGTGCTGTGTCCAGGGCAATGGATTAGCAGACGCTGCAATATCATATTGCGGTCTCAGTCCAATTGCTTTCAGGCGACGATTAGCAACCCACTCAACATATTGCTGAAGAAGTTTATCGTTAAGACCAATCATTGAACCATCTTGGAACAAATAATCTGCCCAACGCTTCTCTTCGTTCACAGCACGATCAAATGCTTTATAAGTCCACTCCTCTTCTTCCTTCATGATTTGTTTCATTTCAGGATCATCACCTGCCTTCCACTTATTCAGAATATTTTGAGTGATTGCTAAATGTTGGTTCTCGTCTCTAGCAATAAGGGAGATAATTTTTGCTGAACCTTCCATGAGTTTAAGTTCACCAAAAGCAAAGCTACAAGCAAAAGAAACATAAAACCGTATACCTTCCAGGATGTTGACATTAGCAATCGCCCTATAAAGTTTTCTCTTAACGTCTTTAATTTCCCACTGTGAAGATGGTGACTCACGAAAATCTTCTTGCCACATGTTTCCAGTGCCCCAATTTTGAGCACTGTTGATGAAGTCATCATATGCTCCTGTGACGCTGCTAGCACGTTCTAGAATACGATTGTCAGTAACAATCTTATCAAAGACCTCTGAAGGGTCTGCATAGACGTTCTTGATGATGTATGTGTATGAACGACTATGGATCATTTCCATAAATCCCCAGACTTCCATACATGCTTCCAGTTCAGGTAAGGAACAATAAGGAATGAATGCCATACCAGGACCACGCCCTTGAATAGAGTCAAGCATAATTTGATACTTCAGGTTAGAAGTATAGATATGCTTTTGTTCTGGACGGAGTAATTGATAGTCACCACGATCCTTCTGCAAAGAAACCTCTTCAGGTCTCCAGAAGTATCCTAATTGTTGTGTGGTAAGTTTATCAAATACAGGATATTTGTATGAATCATATCTCTGGACACCCAGAGGTTTACCGAAAAACATCGGTTGCTTTTTAGTATTAACTTGTTCAGTGTTAAAGACTGTCATGCCTTTAACTTTAGTTTTCACATCTTCCACTGATGACACCTTAAACTGCACAGGATTCACACTCTCCCTCCTCGGATTGTTCTAATTCGTTTAACAGATTATCTAAATTTGATTTTGTTTCTTCCACCATCTCGTCATTTTTCATATCATGAGTATTTTGATAGTAGGAGGTTTTCCAACCGTACTTATATGTAGTTAAAAAATCTTGTGCCATCACAGAAACTGGAACTTCATTGTCAGGATAGTTCTCTGGATTATAACTCCAGTTACCAGAAATTGCTTGATCAAAGAACTTTTGCATCACGGCAACAACGTTAATGTAACCACGATTGGATTGCATGTCCCAGAGAAGGGTGTAGTTATTTTTCAGAGTTCCATATTGTGGAACAATCTGCTTAAGAGGTCCCTTCTTTGATTTTTTAATGGACAAGTAGTCTCTAGGTGGTTCAATTCCATTTGTTGCGTTTGACACAACGGAACTACTCTCTGAAGGCATCTGTGCGGACAATGTTGAGTGCCGTAGGCCGAACTCATTGATAGATGCCCTAAGACCCTCCCAATCATGCTGATACTCCTGAGTGCTAATTTCATCTACATCGTTCTTATATGTATCAATCGGCAAAATTCCATCTGCATACTTAGTGCGACCAAAGTCAGCACACCATCCTTTCTCTTTGGCAATTTGATTAGAAGACTTCAAGAGATAATATTGAAAGGACTCAGATAGTCCATGAACTGCATCCCATGCTTCCTGAGAGTCATACTTATAACCCAGTTTGGCAAGGTAATGTGCTAGTCCAATAAACCCAACTCCAAGAGACCTACGTGCCTTTGTAGCGCGTTCTGCAGCGGCAATAGGGTAATCCTGGTAGTCAATCAATTCCTCAAGCCCACGAACAGAGAGATCACACAGATCCTCTAATTCTTCATCTTTAGAAACCTTACCAATATTTACAGCAGAGAGAATGCATAAAGCAATCTCCGCACACTCATCATCAATATGCTGAAGTGGATATGTGGGTAAAGTAATTTCCTGACACAGATTACTCATCTCAATCTTATCTTTAAAAGAGGAGTGAGTATTGCAATGGTCGATATTCATGATATAGATACGACCAGTCTCTGCTCTCTCTTTGAGCAAATTAAGAATTAGTTCTTGTGCCCCGATAGTCTTTCTTGGAACAGCATCATTGAGTTCATGCATCCGATATAGAGTGTCAAAGTCATCAGTACCAAAAGCATCATACAGACCTGGTACGTCATGCGGTGAGAACAGGCTAATCTCTCCATTCTCAATGAAACGTTCGTAGAAAAGTTTTGAAATTTGGATTGAGTAGTCAAGTTTGCGTACCCGATTGTCTTCTGTACCTTTATTGTTTTTGAGAACAATAATGTCCTCTATTTCTTGGTGCCAGATAGGAAAGTGAACTGTAGCAGAACCACCTCTGATGCCGTTTTGTGTGCAGCATCGTACAGTTGATTCAAACTTTTTAAGGAAGGGGACAACACCTGTGTGTTGTACCTCTCCGCCTCTGATTTTAGAGTTGATCCCACGGATTCTGCCTGCGTTAATACCGATACCAGCCCTCTGTGCGACGTACCTACCAATAGCCATATCGCTGCTAAAGATACTATCGAGGGTGTCATCAACATCAACGAGAACACAAGATGCAAATTGACGCAAGGGTGTCCTGACGCCTGCCATGATTGGCGTTGGGATGTTGAGTTTGTGCTTGCTGATTGCGTCATAATACCTTTTGACGTAAGACATCCGTGTATCTTTAGGATATTCACGGAAGATGGTAAGCGCGATCATGATATACATGAACTGAGGAGTTTCATAAACTCCTCCACCACTCCTGTCTTGTACTAGGTATTTATCCACAACCTGCCTTAGACCAGCATATGTGAATAAGAAATCACGATCATGATCAATGAAAGTATTTGCCTTAACAATCTCTTCCTTAGAATACTTTGCAAAGATGTCTTTATCATAAACATCATTAGAAGTACAATCCAAAATATGAGATTCCAGATTAGGAAGTTCTTTCATCTTACCGTAAAGACTTTTACGAAGAGAGAATAAAAGAAGACGTGCAGCAACGAATTGATAGTTAGGATGGTCCAAATCAATTAAGTCACTCGCAGACTTAATCAAAATCTCTTGGATTTCTCCAGTAGTAATTCCATCGTAAAACTGAATACCAGATTTCATCTCAACTTGACTCGCAGACACCCCTGCAAGACCAGTACATGCCTCCTCAACCATAAGGTGCATCTTATCCAGGTCTAGAGACTCAATACGTCCATCTCTTTTTTTAACTTTTGTGCCGTTGCTCATATTTTTTTCCAAGTGTTAAACTTAAGTTTTGCTTCTAAACCAGAATACGTATTTGATTCTATCACGGACTGCACATCCAGTCCAGACATCACCATATCATTTATATCTTTATCATCTATACCATTTGGCCAGATGACTACGGAGTCGCCATTATCGATTGTGCGTCCGATACGGGCGACGATTTCACTGTTCCTTGGTTCGTTATCATAGATCCAAACAGGATTGCTGACCCCCCAACGATCAACATCAGCATCAGCTCCGCACATAGCAATCGAGTTGCTAATGAACGTGCTGTCAAAAGGTCCCTCTGTAATATAGACTGGAGCATCTTTTCTGATGTTATCAAGTCCATAGATTTTTGGCGAGTCATCATTAATCATTACCGTGATGTATTTAATCGGGTTAGGATTTATAGATCTACCTTGAAACCCAATAAGATTTTTTTCATAATATAGAGGAATTATAATTCTCTCCTCTTCATATCTTATATCATCAAACGTATGCTTGATGCTGTTTACAAACTCTTTGAAATGTTCTGCATAATAAAAGTTTTCTGGATTTAGTTTTCTTGCAGTCAGGTATCCTGCGGATCTAGGACTTTGAGATGCTTTTGGGAGATCAATTTTCTTATTAAACTTAGGTGCTTCAAATTTAAAGACAGGTTCTTCAGTTACAAAATTTCTTCCAGTATGACCACTCTTAAACTTCTCCATACTATATTGTTTATGGATGACGGGATCAATTTCCTTTAAAAAATTATTGAACGACATTGAAGCACCACAGTTGTGACACTTGAAGTTTGTATTTGCCTTTACGGCATAAAGATATCCTCGCGTCTTACTCTTATTCTTTTTAGAATCCCCACAGATAGGGCACCTGAAATTATACAGGTTTGATTTTACTCTCTTAAATTTTTGAAGGCGTGAAGATACGAGTCCAATAAATTTGGAATCAATGTGATCCATGCACAAAGGCAACTACTGGTGATACTATAGCACTTTCTGTAGAGGATATCAAGGGTCTGAGAGTTTTAATTGCTTGAGGATTAGTTAGAATTAGAATTCCTCCCAGTGCTCCGATGCCAATCCAAAGTTTCCGTTCCAATAATGATAGTCGTTTAGTAACGCTGTCATGATCGCTGTCCATTTTATCACGTAGTTTGTCGATCTTATCAAACAACACTGCGTCGATCTCTTCTTGTTTCGTGATTCTTTCCTCATGAACCGCAAGCATTCTACTCACGTTATTATTTACCTCTGCAATTTTTTCAATTGCAGAATCCAACCTTGAGACCAGTGCCTCAAAGTTTTGAAGTCTCTCCTCTAAAACTGCCACCTTAACTTGCTCAGCCATCTTTAGGTGTCCAGAGTTTCCTTATACCTTTCTGGTAGATATACTTTTTCCTTTTTCTTCTCACTGGAGGATCGTCACCAGACTCTACTGTACCAGCAATGTTTCCGCTACCAACATTATTGGTAGGAGGTGCTACCTGTTCGCGAAGACGAATCAAGTTTATTATCTTGTCAAGAGTCTTCTTTTCCATTGTAGATTTTATAGAGTTCGGATAAACAGTAGATATCTACTTGAACATCATGAATATAAGTCTTAGGATGTTCCGGCAGTTTCCCTAAAAAAATAATAAAACTTTTCATACAAGACCAAAGTTCCCGTTCTATCTTAAAGAACAGCATTGGTGTTGTTGCTTCACCAAATATATTATACAAAATAATAAAGTGATTTAAGAGAAGATGAGTCTTAAGTTGACCCGTATTTTTATATCGTTTAAGTAAACGTTTAATATACTTGAAGTGATTTAAATCACGATCAAAGTCTTCTCTTGTGACAGCTTGGGGATTTTGATAATTTTTAATGGCGAATAACAAAAAGTTATCTTCATTCAATTCATTGAAAATCATATATCATTACATACCGTTACTTTTGATCAGGGAACTTAGGTACATTGCCAGTAGAAATACCGGACATTGCAACTAGAATTTCCTTCTTAACTCTTAACTGACCCTCACAGTCTCTATAAGTTTGGATACCAACCCAACCTACTCCAGTCTCAAAAGCAGTTCCTGCTGCTTCTTGTGATCCAGAAGTAGAAATACCATAGACGAATCTATCAGTAGTTCCTCCAACACCAGTGTTTTGACTGTATGCGGAGTTGAGGATAGTAGACTTGGGACACTCAGAAACTGTAAATGATGTGTTGCCAATAGCACCACCAGTTAAGTTTACAGTTGATCCAATAGTCAATGAAGTTGTACTTGCAACACCAACGACTACAGCATCCCCAAAATACGTAGAGATACCACCAAATCCATCACCATTTCTTACACCAAATCTAATAATACTACCTGTGCCAGCATACCCGGCAGTTCCAAAAGTAGTACCGGTTCCTTGAACTTCCAGGGTAGCGTAGTTCAAAGACACCGTGGCTCCCGATTGAACGGAGAGATTATCGTTATTGCCCCAGAGTGCCATGTGCTCTTCTCTATAAATTTATTTGCTATAAGATATTTATAAAAAAGAAGACCTCATAGATTTATCATTCTGATGCATCTTCTTTGGCTTTAATTGCCTTCGTAACAACTTCTAAAAGTTGATCATCCATATCAGTCTTGGTCAGCTTAACTGCCTTAGAAAGAATAACAAGACAGATCTCAACCATCTTCTCACCCAGTTCTTCATTTTCAGGAATGTTTGCGACGGCATCTTTAACAATCTTTGCTGCTAGTGGAAGTAAAAAAGTAAGCATAGTAAACCTCAGTTGTTAATACTATATATTCTCTAAAAATTCTTTTAATGATTTTTTCTTTTTCTCAGGTAACTTTTTATGCTTAGTAGAAGCAAAGTCTTTCGCATCACTCTTCTTCATTGATGCTGCTGCCTTAGCAACCTCAGGTGAAGGGTTGGTCATGTCACCTTTTTTGGTGGCATAAACCATACCCATAAACCTTTGCTGTGCCTTAGATACTGCTGGCATATCAAGTCGCTTTCTTTCTGCGATTCATCTCCTTCGTCACTCTCTTCATCATAAATTGATTAGAAGGAAGACTCTGATCACTACCACTTACTTGCTTATGCAATGCTGCTAGTTTCTCATCAGACTGTTTGGCCATCTTGGCATCTTCTTTAATTGCACCCTGGCCATGCTTGGCGCGAATGCTTGCCTTTACTTTCTCAAGTGCAGACATACCATCATACTTTGGTTTTTTCTTACCAAATGTATTTGGTGTGTTACTAACTGGTTTGTTGTAACGTTGGTTGCCACCAAGTCCACCACGTTCCATGCGACGATCTCTTAGAGAATCTTCGGTTGCTTCACCCATTGCTTTCGCGGGTGGCTCAGTCTTTTTTGCTTTGTTCAAACTCTGTTGTCTTTTCTGAGCAATCATTCTATCAACCATTGCTTTCTTCTTTTGAAGTTGCAATTCTTGAGGAGTCATTGATGCCTCTTCTTTTCTCAGGTTTGCTTTCCGCATCTTCAAGTATGCCCTGTCCTTGGAACCCATACGGGCTTGACCTTGTGGTTTCTTAGAACCACCAGCGGGATTAGAACCAGTGTTCTTTGCTCTGTATGAGTAGTTTGCACCGCTGCCCTTAGAGTCACCAGAGACCATCTTACCAGCCATGGAACGACCGTCCTGATACTCCTTCTCAGATTGTCCGTGTCTACCTTTATGAAGTTCGTCAATCTGCTCAAGTTCTTCTTTGGTTAAAGCTGCAGCACGTTTGCGGGCTTTGTTACCCTTACCTCTCGCATCATCAGCACCATACTTACTATAACCACCTTTCAACTGACGTTCATGTGCTGCTTTTGATTTGTCTGCAACACCTTTAGAATAACGTGATCCACCAAATTCTTTTTGATCACTATCTGCTTTTGCACGGGTCTTCTTAAGAATTTGAGCCTTAGCAGAAGTATCAGATTTTTCTGGACCAACATTATACTTCTTACGAAGTTGATCACCCCTACTCATGGGTTTTGCTGGTTCTTCTTTCTTCTTACCAAGAAGTCTCTTTACTGCAGAACGTAAACCCTCATCTAAAGATTGATACTCCTCATACATATCATCCCAGGTAAGATCAGAGCAGTCATACCCTTCAGTAATAAGGAAATCAACATACTCTTCAACCTCAACTTCTTCATTCTTAGCACCAGACTTATGACGGACAGTTCCTTTCTCGTCAGTATAGGTTTCTTTCTCCTTTCTGGCAGTTACATAACCTACACCAGGAACTACACCAGTTTTACCTGCTGCTCTTGCTGCGTTTCTGTCTGCTGCTCTTTGTGCTGCTCTCTTACGATTGCGATCATAAGAACTCATTGCTTCATCAACAGTCTCTTCACTCATACGGTCAACAACTTTCTGTGCCATTTTTTTGACACCACGCTTAGTAGAGACCTTTGCTCTCTGGACAGCAGGAGTTGCCTTCATCTTAAGGTTTCTTGCTTTGTTATATCCCTTGACTGCCATCTTACCAAGAAAACCCTTTGCTTTCTGCTTCAGTTTATCTCTGGTTCTTTCACGCTTAGGTGCTTCGGTGTCATGACCCATAGTCACAGTTGCCTCAATAAGAGCCTGCTCAATTGCTGACTCTATATCATCCTCAGAATATCCTTCTTCAATCAGTTCATCATATACTTCTTCAACAACACCATCAAGTTCAGTAACCTCAATTTCTTCTAAAAGAGTTCCACCCATCTCTTCAATTGCCTCACCCAGTTTAGGATTAATATTAATTTTATTTTTTATATTTTTTTCTTTAATGGGTTTTTCACTTTCATCATTACCCACGACCTCAGAGAGATCGTTCCTCCAATCAGAGAATGCCTCCTTTATTTTCTTTTTAGACATTGCCTTACCAATTGCCTTGCGGCGATTCATCAAATACTTATCAGTGCCATCTTTCTTACCGTCATTATTGACATCACTATCTTCCTTACCCACAGGATCAAGTGCTTCTTTAGTCATACCAACAATAATTTTATTATTTTTGGTTTTCTTATCCATATAGGAAATGCTTTGCTTTTGTTGATCAGCATAACCTTTTCCCTTTGAAGGGGCAAGACGTGTATCACCTGCTTTTCTATCAGTAGCAGCTGCCTTTCTCATTTCAGTATCTTGTCCTCGTACCTCTTCAAAATGAGGATTCTTCATTTGAGGACCCTTAGCAAGATCCTTACGTGCCTTCTCATTATTTGCCTGACGCTTCTTCATATCTGGTTCCAGATATGTATCATCTTTCTTTTCAGCAATTTGATTCAAATAAATTTTAGAGAGATCATTCAAATGAATTCCAGACATGGTAATTTTACTACTTCTTTTTCTTATATTTATTTATTAAATTCTTAATACCAAGAGTTCCCGTCATTCTCATTGTATACTCACGATGTGAATCTGTTCCCACTTCTCTCTGAGATCCAGGAACACCAGATGGTCCTGGATAATTTACAACTGCTTCCATCACATCATGAATCCAGGATTTAAACATATAGTTCTCTTTTGTTAAACAAATAAGATGATTAGTCCCTCTACGAATAATCTCTCCAATCAATCCTGTGTTTAAGTTCTCTACAATATCACCAATTTTAAAAATATTCTCACTTACATATTGGTCACGTAGTCCTCTAGGATCACACTTAGGTGCAATTTCCCACATCTCTGCAACTTCTTTCTTTTTCTTCTTCGCACCCATACCTTGACGGACAGCATTAAAGAGTGCTGTAGTATCACCGTCATCCAATTCTTTTGGAGTGCCGCGACGGAAAGAATCAAAGTCATCATCAACAACTGCCTTTCTCATCTTAGATGCTGACATACCTTCTACACCCTCAGCATCTGCATCTCTTACACCAGCAGAGATAACACGAATCAAATCAAAGTCATACAACTCACCATTATATTTTTGTGCTAGGTTTTCAAATTCAGCCTGACGATCAGATCCAACAACAATATTCACGTTACGATATCCTTGCTCACTTGCAGTGGTAAGGACATTAAAGATAGATCTCATTTCATCATCATTAACAATATTCTCTGAATAATCAGGGAACATTTTCTTCATAAAGGAAATCTTCATATCAGCATCCAGTGGATTTTTCTTAGGATCCTGAGAACGTGAGGGATATATTTTCAAGTCTGCGCCACCAGCTGCTTTCTTAGCTGCAGCAAGTAACTTACCATGTCCTACAGTAGGAGGATTAAATCTACCAAATGCCGTAGTCAGAGTTTCTGTAGGTTCACCAGAAGTTTGATCTGCCTCACCTGCTTTTGCTCTCTCCGCACCAGTCTCTTGAGGTGTATCCTTCTTAGTCTTTGTCTCAGGTTTTGCTGGTGCTGCTTTTCTTTTTGCAGTTGGTCCATCTTGTTCTTTTGGTTTCTTCTTATCTACAAACTTTAACTTGCCATCTTCAGTCGTCGCAACAAACTTACCACGGGAATCTAACCAACCGCCGTGTCCATCACTCTTGAGGTTCATTTTATTCGCCTGCATACTTGCCTGCGATTGTGCCTCATTCAGGAACTGAAAGAAACTTTTCATTGATATTAATATTTCCTTATACTATATTTATCATTTCTTTTTATAGTCACACATTATATGCGACGGATATAATCCAGATTGCTTATTCCTCAAATTAAACATGAATTTATAAACTGAACTTTCCATATGAATATCAAGTCTCTTTCCCTTTCCTTGAGACCCACCATACATTAATTTGACCGATCCACTTATCGTAGATGCTTTTTTCATATATGCTTGATCCATTTCATACATCTTCACTCCACCAGATGTTCCACCATGAACCATCCAATATCCATAACCAATAGCATATTGAAGTAAATCTTGTATGGCTGATTTGTCACACTTACTTGTCACATCAACAGTTGGCATCTTTGTCTTATGTGGATACTCATTAAATGTTTTAGCATAAGTGATTGGATCAATTCCAAACATTCTGAATATCTCTTTTCCGATTGGATTACTATATCCTTCAAAATATTTTTTATAATCATCTACAGCAAATATTCTGCCGACACCAGAGTTAATAAAGGTCAAAGTATTTCCGTACTTGAGGGATAGATATATCTCTTCCTTTCTTGGTCCCCAATAAGTCGTTATATCCGTAACTGTGCTACCAATATCTTTTGATTTTGATCCACCAGCAGTTACATACAATCCACCACTTCCACCAGCTAAAGGTCTTGGTTGATTTTTCCCACCAACTGCTTCAACGTTAGAGTAACCAATCTTTACTTCTTCACCTATTAATTCTATTAATTTTTGTGCTTCTTTTTTATAAGTCGTAGGTTTACATTCACAAGCAAGTTCACACCTTAAACTTTCATAGAAATCATTCTCAAATTTAATACCAAGATTTATTTTCTTACCACCAGTTTGACCACCAAACTCTTCCGTCTTTACCATCTCGGTGATGGGAACAGTCTTTACCTGATTGGTGTTTACAAATTTACCAACAAATAAAATTTTATCTCTATTATTACTTCTTCCGATTATAGATCGGAGTCTTGCAAGAAGTTCATCATATCTATCTTTCTCATCACTCTCAAAAGGGTGCTCTTCATCATCCATTACTAGTATAAGAGCATGCGGTTTGAATTGACCATCTTTATGCAAAAAAGTATCCATCAAACCATTCATATGAAGGAATTTTTTTACAAGAGTTATTTCCCTATCACCCTTTGCAATTTGAGATTTTGACAGTTCTGCCATTATTCTTTTTTTTAAATATTTATGGAGTTATAATCCCTTTAGAGCATCCTTTTCATTTTGATAAGGAACTATTTCACCAGTCTTGAGTTTCCATGCATACTCCAGTTCAGGTAGTAACCATTCATGAGCTGGAGCACATGCTTTCCAATTGACTGGTTGGATGCACCCCATCACAACTACAGTCCAGGATGCTGCAATGTAGTTAGTGATGGTTAGCATTAAACGTCGCCTTCTTTCCTATTCTCAGAGTTATGGACATCGAACTCACCACCAGGATAGCGTGCTTTCAGTTTCTCTACATTCATTTCAATCACCTCATCAAATGTGGTGTCCAGTGCCATACATGCCTGTGCCAGATACCAACAGATATCACCCAGTTCACGTTTCATATGAAAGACATTATCTTCGTTGTAAGGTTTGCCTTGCAAGAAGATTTTCTTCACGACTTCAGTAAACTCACCTGCTTCTGCAGATAATCCAAGAGCAGCAGTCATAAGTTGTGGAACATTACAATCATGACTAACCTCAAGTTCACTGAGACGTGCTGCAAGAATAGGCCAATCAAGACTAGGATCACTAGTGACTCCTTTTACAAATTCAAGGTATTTTTCGGTATCAACTTTAGTCATGAAAATCAGGGATAAATGGTTCTTGACAATCTGGGGGGAGTTGTTGTATAGGAAGTTTTTGTCCTTCTACTTCAATGTATTCCACTTCTTCCCAACTACCGCCGACACCACCGTCCATATTGACAACGATATCTTTAGTTGGGAGTTTGGGTCTTTCTAAAAGTTTGACATCAACTGTTTCGTAAATTGGTTTAAATTGGTAATAGTGTCCATCACCTCTTGTTCCAATAAGATTGACGGCATCTTTAATAGAACCACAATCAGCAATCTTTTTACCGGTTGGATCAAATACAGAGTAGTATCCGTTCAAAACTTAAACCCCTCAAATGATTTCTTTGGTTTTTGTTCCTCATTATTATACTCTCCATCTTGTCCACTGTCAAGAATATCATCCTGTGCAGACTGCTCACAATCATACAAACGCATCTTGGCACGATCAATACCAACTACAAAACGCTTGAATACAGTAGGATCATTATATCTATTCTTCAATTGCTTCACCATAATTTGTCCGAGTCCTTCGAGGTCATCTGTAGAAATAAGGGCAAACATAAGATCAGCAGTAGCAGGCAACCCAAAGGACTCACTTGTATCAGTAAGCTCCACATCAGAGCTACCATAACCAGAACGAGTGGTCTGCGTGGCAGAAACGATAGGGACGTTTGCTTCACAAGCCAATCCTCTAAGTTCTTCAGCAATTGCTTTGACAACAGTATATGAATTGACATTGCTACCTGCGCGATACCTTTCGGAAGCACATATATTAAGGTAATCAATGAAAATAATATCAGGTCTAAATGATTTCTTAAGTGCAAGTTCATTAAGAAGTGATCTAAAGTGTCCTGCATGAGCAGTCGCTGTTGGATACTCTTTAATAATTAGGGAACCTTGAGTTTTTTGAGAAAGCTTTGTCACCCTTTCCTCAAACATCACCTTAGGTAGATCTGTTAGTTCCTGAATAGGGACATTGAGGAGATTAGCATCAATTCTCTCCGCAATTTTTTCTTCAGCCATCTCAGCCGTGATGTATAAGACGTTTTTTCCGCTGAGGAGCGCGGAAGATGCGACATGGCACATGAACAAAGATTTACCGACACCAGTGCCAGCAAGAGCAATGTTAAGTGTCTTATTCGGGAGACCGCCTTTCGTAATCTTGTTAAAATATTCAAGATCGAATGGGATGAGATCTTCCTTGCGATGGTATGATTCATATCTTGCCTCATAATCAAGTAAGTAATCGTGCCCAACATGGGCGTCAAAAGAAACTGATAATGCGTTAGAAAGAATTGATGGAATAGCATCCCTATCTTTTTCTTTATCCTTACCATCTGCAAGTGCAATGGATTCCATCAATGCCAAATAAATGGCACGATCACGACACCATTTCTCAGTGGTATCTACCAACCAATCATAATCTGTAGGGGCATCATCAAGATAACTAATGAGTTTTGTAATCTCAGTGAAAGTTGTATCATTAATATCTTGTCGTTTCTCTACTTCTATGCAGAGAACTTCTTTTGTTGCAGGTTGGTTGTACTGCTGAACAAATTTATCAATCTCCTCAAAGACAATTCTTTGATTGGGATCTTCATAATAATCGGGTTTAATAAACGGAATTACCTTACGAAGATATTCCTCATTATAAAGAAGATTTCTTAGAATTAGGATTTCAACTTTGTCCATGTGGTATATCAAATACGAAGGTTATACGTGTTTCATCACCGATATTAACGGTTCCATGAGGTAGTTTGTTATTGAACCAAAGAAGAGTTCCTGGTTCAACAATGACAGTTTCTTTGCCACAGAAATATTGATACCTTCCAAGTATTGAAAGGTGATATCTGTTTCTGCTCAGATAGTATGTTCCTTCATCAATATGTGCTCCAACCATACCATCTATAGGAAGTGAAAGAAATCCGCATCTGTGAATGTCTGCATTCTTGAATTGCTTGCGTATGATCTTTCGGATCTCACTATGATGTGCGTGGGCTGGTGTTTTGATGTTGATCTCAGAGTCTCCCACAAAGTCATCTTTGTGTTTGACACCACCTATTATAAGTTGAAGTGCGCTAACTGGCAAGTCTGCAAATCCCCTATCAACTAAGGACTGGGAGTCCTTCAGATTTTTCTGATGATCCCAGTCCTGAGGATATTTCTTTAGTTGTTGAATGACTTTAGATACGTTGATTCCAGTTTTTAGAATCTTGATCATGACCCGTAACTAAACTCCTCTCTGGCAATCTCATCCAGTTTTTCCATCACTTCGGGAGTGAAGTATTGTTCTGGGTCTTTGTAGATTGCTTTGGCATAGACTTTCTTACCATCTATCTCATAACGTCCGGCAACGTTCTTCCAAAGTCCGCCAATCTCACCGAGTTCAAGAAGACCATAATATCGATCAAGACCACGCTCATCGTAATAAAGACGCACCGTAACATCTTTGTTCTCCTTACTCAAACGCGACTTTGCTGTCTTAGCTTTAATAAGATTTCCAATGACTTCTGTTCCATCTTTTTCTTTCTTTTTGCTAAGATAAATGATCGTAGACGCTGCATATTTGAGGCCGCTGCCTCCGCCCATTTCTTTGGTGGGAACGTAGGATCCGATGACATCATAGGTATGATTGGTGACGATTAATGGAATGTTTGCTTGACCAAGTTTGAGGGTAAGCATACGGAATGCCCCCTTGACAAGTTGAGATTTGGTCATATCCCTAACTTGCTTATCGTCTAGAGCATCACGAATCTCCTTCTCGGTAGAAAGCATACCAAGAGAGTCTAACACAAACATACAGGGTTTGCGTTCTTCTTCAGATTTTTTTAGGTATATGTCTACTGCCTGCAGTGCCTTCTGTCTAAACTGTTCAATTGTAACAACATTGATGACAACCAATCGTTCTAAGTCAATGCCACGGCTTTTAAGAAGAGACTTATTAACTGCTGCTTCAGTGTCAAAGTACAAACAGTAACTACCAGGATTACTATCCAAAAAATTCTTAACCACAGCGAGACTAAAGAAAGTCTTGCCAGTAGAAGACTCACCAGCAATGGCAGTAATCTTATTCCCAGAACAACCACCAAATATACTACCTGATATGAGTCCGTTAAAAATGTACGAACCTGTGTCCACGTAAGTTTCTGTGTCGTCAATGTCTGATGCGAGTTGGGTATAGTCATCTCCAATCTCTTTTACTATTTCTTTTAAAAAATCCATAAGTCATTCAAAAATATAATTAGAATTTTGAGATTTAAATATCTCTACTTGATCTTTAGTTTTAAAAAACTTAAATAGTTTTGAGTTTGCAAACTCTTTAATATAGTAATTTACTTTAATCATTAGATAACAAATCCAAATTCTTCGCGGGCTACTTTTTTATATGTATCAGGGTGAGTTTCCCTAATCTTTTTAATCGTATTAATTTTTTGGTAGAGTGCAGCATCTCCACCAAGTCTCAATGCACTAACAATAGTATTGAGTTCTTTGTCGTTAATAGGTAGTTCCATTAGGAGAAAAATAATTCCAAGTTTACAGTTTTTTCGACATTCCATCCAATAGCATCAAGAATTGCTTTCAGTGGTTCAACAAAGGACTTTTCAAATTGTAAGTCATAGTCTATGTACCTGTCAAGGTTAAGTTCTTTAGGAAACTCTTGAATGAACGATATCACATTCTCGTGAATGATATTTGGTTTTTTGAGGTAACAAAATTTAATTTTCTCACCATTTTTAATGAGAGAATACTTGTTATCTAACTTATTCTGTTTAATGTAATGGTTAAAGAGAAGTGCTCCCCGACAGTGGATAGGAGTTCCTTTAATGTATATGCTAGAAGAAGATTTATACTTTACTACATCAGAAACAGATCTTGGAAATGAAATTTGTTCTGGAGGTAAACTTTTAAACTCTTTCCTAGACCTATCAATAAAATTGATAACTTCTTCTTCAGTTCCACTCATCATCAACTTCAATGCATCTTTAATCATCTTCCTACATGGTGCAGGAGTAGATGATTTAACTGCTTCAATACCCATCATTTTTAGTTTAGGTTCAGAGTATTGAACTCCTTCACTATTCCATACGTTGAGGATATATCGCTTCTTCGCAGTCCAAATACCACGGTCAGCAATATTCTCCCTCTTCATTTGCATTTTCTGGTCATACGCCGATACATACTCCGCCAGGTTCTGGTAACACTGATCGATGTACGATTCAAACTTATCTTCACAGATTTTGTCAAGTAATCCCACAATCGCAACCTTGTCGCCAGACTTAGAAGCAAAAAATTTATCAACAAGAGGTCCAAGGTTAAGATAAATTGAATCTGTGTCAGATGCAATTACGTAGTCCTCGTCAGTTGTAGACAACAGTTTATTTAGATACTGGTTCATCTTACCCTCAATCCAACGGATAGAGACTTGACCAGAAAGCGTAATCGCCTCCGCATTGGCCAGTTTATAGTACCTAAAATACTGATTACCGATAGCACCATAAGCAGAGTTGAGTGAGATCTTCTTAGCCATCTGGATATTATTGCACCGTGCAATCTCTTTCTCCAGTGCCTTAGTAGGTGTCTTCTCATATTCTTGCTTTGCCTGAATCATTCGTTTCTTAAAGATTACACGGTCTCCATACATCTTCTCCATCAGTTCTGGTAAGAATCCACGAACATCTTTACGGTACATTGCACCATTAGCACATACCGCATTGTTCTTGTACAACTCAAAGTTTATTTCTTCATTAAGGATTCGATCAACCGTAACCGTGGGATGACGTTCCTCAAGGAGTGTCTCTGGGGAGATATTGTACTGCATGATAAGATGAGGGTAGAGAGAGTTAAGGTCAAAAGACACAACCCAATCATACTTTCCAGGAAGCGGTTCCTTGACATATGCACCTGCGTACTTTTCGTTCTTATCAGAGCGAATCTTCGGGGGAATAACAATGTCACGTTTTTTAAGATAATTGTAGATTATATTGTCCCACATGCGGACCTGATAAAACACGTCAGCATAGTTGACCTTGGCATCATAAGCCATAGTCAATGCAAGTTCAATAAGTTTCATCTTGTCTTCCAAACGGTCAACAAGTTCTACGTCAACGATGTTATATTCAATAAACTTCTGCCACCCTTTAGTATAGAAATCTTTAAAGGTGTCAAACTCAGAGTGGTCAAGTTTTTTCTGACCTAACTCCACCTCAGCTATGTAGTCCAGGCGATAGGACTCTTGTGCTTTATACGTAAATTTCTTATACAAATCTAGGTAATCAAGTTGAGTCAGTCCACCAACATCAAATACAATTTGCTTTCTACCCTGCACATAAATTTCACCCTCTGTTACAAGTCCCCAATTAGAAAAACGTTTCATCAATTTTTCTCCAAGCACTCTATTCAGACGCTTGCAAATGTATGGGATGTCGAACATTTGAATGTTCCAACCAGTCACAACATCAGGAACATCCTGCATCCAATAACTAATAAAATGATTTAGAAGTTCTTGTTCTGTAGGACAATGATGATAGGTTACATTCTTCTGTTTATTAAGAAAGGGTCTCTGCCCCCAAGTAACAATTTCTTTGGTGGTGTAGTCCTGAATTGTTATTGCAAGAATTTCCTCTGATGCAGATTCTACATCAGGAAATCCATATTCTGCAGTAGTCTCAATATCAAGAGTTACCAGTTTGATTTGGTTAATATCAAACTTAATTTCTTTCTCTGGATACTTTTCAGAAATATATTGGTAAATGTATCTGTCATTACCATAGATAGCAAATCCATCTACTTCATCATACTTCTTATAAAAGTCACGACAATCACGGACACTTCCAGGTTTGATGGGTTCTACTGCTTCTCCACTTAATGTTCTATACTTAGTATCTTTTTTTGATTTAACAAATAGAGTGGGGAAAAATTCATCACGATATTCATATCTTCTTCCATTCTCCACACCACGAACCAAAACTTGGTTCCCAATCAATTGAACATTAGTGTAAAACTTCATTCATCCTCATCATTAAAAAATGAACCATACTGACCACTGCTGCCAGATTCTCTATTATCTAACATATCCATGATTTCGTCAAACTTTTTAGTCTGATCCATACTCATGAGAATTTCTGATAGTTGTTTTACAACCAGTGGTTTTTCATTTACTGCAGCAGATTTGATTGCAGCACGAATATGTGACTCTGCATCACATAAGTGGTCAAGGGTTTGTTTAGATAATGCCATTAAATTTGACCTTTGTAACTGTCAAGAATTTGTTGTGTTGGTTCAGTAAGAGTTAGAATTTTATCAGAGCTCAGCATAAAAGTATCATCAGGAGTAAATCCGTCTAACCAACGAGTTAGAAATAACTTACCACCCTCTCCTAAAATTACCTCATATGGTTTAACCAATTTACAGTCAGGTTCGCCAATATCAGCACCTACTTCCTCAATCTGCGAGATTAATTTTGACTGGTTTGTCAGCACTATCAATTTGATCGTCTGCACTTGCTTCGTTTCTTGTTGTTCCATCTTTCTTGTAGTTTACAATATCAGTAATGTACATTTGCTTGAGTTTGATCACGGGATCAACCATTGTAATAATCCAGTCCGCAACAACGGGAATAGTTTCCTCTACAGCAAGGGGCATCCAAGGGAAAAGAGAAACTTCATATCCTGCTTTCTTTCTTGGACCTTCACTTTGTTCTGTGAGTAGTTCTGGTTGGCGCATTTTTACAATGCAAGGTTTGTTTAGAAAATATCCAACAACCCTTTTATCATCATCTTCGCCAACAGTCATTTCACTAACATCGGCAATGATGTCTTCACCAGACTTTAACAACATTAATTTAATGGTCATTGTTCAGTTCTTACCTCTAAGTATTATAGCATAAAAAAGAGGGGTTGCAACTGGATTTTGCCAGTTTCCCCTCCGTCTGCGACGACGATATACTTTATTTAGAACCAGACTTTTTTATTATGATGCTCTGGTACAATTCTACCTAAGGTAATGTTTAACAACCCATCCTCAAATTCAACTGATCTAACTTCCGTCTCATCACTGAGGGTCCAAGATCTGGTGAAAGATCGTTGAGCCACTCCTCTATGGACATAATTTGTTCCGGTTTCTTTATCTTCTTTTTGTCCTTCGACAAAAAGTTTTCCGTCCTGTGTGTAGACATTAACTTCTGCTTTTCTAAATCCTGCAAGTGCAAGTTCTAGTCTTGATTCTACGTTGCTAACCGTGACTAGATTATATGGGGGATAATTCGACGTTGTTTCGTGAAGGTCGAACACCCTATTTAGGTACTCATTCATACCAATACTGTTCTTAGAGATCTTATCCAAGAGCTCAGGAAGATCTGACGCAGTAAAGCGTGTGAGATTAGTCATTGTACTTCTCCTTATTAAAGCGAGATTTGATTGTGTGGACCCCGAAGGCATCCAGATATATTTATAACATAACACGAAAAAAGGAGATACAGTAATAACCGTATCTCCTTATGAGGGTTTCCGACTTTCGTAGAGACCGCACGAAAGGTCTCAGGTTTATTTAGTTACTTCTTCCTGGGGTTTGGTCTTCTTACCAATATTATATTTGGTCTCCAAAATCCAATCCTGCTTTTCCTTATAGGCAAGAACTTTGATTTGATTAAGAGGTGCAATATCAGAAACTGAATCTTCTTTTACGACTGAAATAAGTCCCCAATCAGCAAGTAATCGAGTGATTCTATTTCGACGTTGTACATCGTTTAATGTCAGGTTAGCATGTTTGCCATCCAGAGCAAACAATTCCTTAAAGTGTACAATAAAATATCTTCCCTGCTTATGAAGAATATGGCAGGATTGATAAAGTTTTTTTTCTTTCCGTGATGCAACACCAATGCGTGTCAGTGTTTCACGGACTTTGAGAAAATCATCTGGTTCGTTAAGCATAACCTCTACCATTTGGTCTTGCGACCATTCAACAGTAGGTTCCACTGTAGAAGTCATTTTGGGCCTCCAATATCAAGTCGTTGTTTAATAAAATTAATCTGTTCTTTAGTCAGAATTTTTAGAGCTTGTGATGCCTTCTCATTACTATAACCATAGTATTGTTTGACACATTCCAGATCCGTGACTTTATCCTTACGGAGCCAGGGAGAAAATCTCTTCTTTTTCCTCAGACTATTTAGATAAAAAGAATATTGCATGTCTTTATCCAGGTGAGAATTTTTATTCATCTCATTAGCAAACATGACACAATCCAGATGCCCTGATAAACAACGATTGATAATATATGGAGGATAATCTTTCGTGTGTTCTGTCAGGTCTTCTTTATTAAAATTAATTGAGTTGAGCCAATCTTTAAGTTCCATTATCTAATAATCTCCAAATCTGCACCAGGTTCCCAAATTTCAAGTTGTGTTCTTACTCTCTCTTGAGATTGCAACTTCTCATATCTCTTAGTTGCTTTCTTCTTCCACCAAGTGATTGCTTCCTCACTAGTGTGCTCAAACTTACCAAAGTAATATCTCTTCTTCTCAGTCAATGTCTTTGCATGTTCAATACAATCATTAAACTGTTTGAGTTTTTCTTCATCTTTAAGAGAATTGCGGATGATGGAAATCATCTTGGTTTGAATTTTGAGTTTCTTAGATGACTTATCTGCAGAGATCAAACGTTCTCCACCGTTGCGTTCGTTAAACCACCAGAAGAAATTGCGGAACTCATCATCATGGAAGAGTGGAAGGAAGTTGCTCTCAGTGTCTCCTATATGCCTCAAGAAGGGTTTCAAACCATCATACATAGATACACCCTTGGTGGTTCCGTAGAGAGAGGTAGTCTCAAAATATTTAAGATCTGTTCCATACTTCCCATCAAACTGTTGCTTGAGTTCCTTAGAACATGCTAAGAGAGCAAGTAGTTTTCCACCCAAGTAATTAAACCCGAAAGGTTGAGTAGGAACAATATTGAACCCCATGACAAAATGAGCATTAATATCAGAGAGTGGAAGGACTTTACCAAAGTAATTGTTTCTTGGTTTACTATTGATAGTAGGAGATCCAAACCTCACAACACCAACAACTTTATTAGTAGTTGTTTCTTCAACAATCCACTTATGTGTTCTACCCGGTATTGCTTCCTCAATAGGATTTGATGCTGTTAAGTTAAGAGTTTCTGAATACAACCACTGATTGTATCTTGATGATGTTTTAGGATCAGTATCTACAACATGAACTTCAAAATTCATGTCATTTGGATGCATATTAAATGCATCAAAGAATTCAGATTCTGCACCAAACAATGATCCAGGCCTATCTCCAATGCGATCTTTTTTTACAAAACGAAGGTAATCATCAATACGATTAAACTGAGTATAGTAATTGATAAATTTATCTGCAGCCCAAACCGCATCACTCTCAGATAGAATCATAGGTAGTTAGGTTCATCCGCACGAAGAAGAACACCCTCAACATTATTCAGTAATTGTTGCATATCATTATGCAACATACGATACCCAGTGCCGACATACAATTGTCCAAGGACAACCGATACTGTAGCAGTTCCCCAAAAAATGTAGTACCACTTAGATTTTACTTGTGATTTAATCTTGGTTTTCATAATGTTTAATCAATCGTTCTGCTTGTTTTTTGTCAATACCACAAGGGGCATTCTTAAGGCATCTAATGATAACATCATCATCGCACATAAGAGGTTTGATTGTAAACCCCCACTTATCAACTTCACCTTCTATAGGTGCTTCACATGGGTCAAATTCGTGTGGCATTATTCAATACCTTTGGGAAAACTATCAATCTCAGTCAATTCATAATCCCAGTCTTCCATAACTGTGTTGGCAAGGAATCTATCAGAGAGCATTTCAAGTTCCTTCTCAGCATACTCTCTAGTCTCTGCTTCCAACCAAACATCAACTACCTTACCCAATCTAAGTTTCTTGATATCCAACTCGGACAATCTCTTACAGGCATCTCTCACAGCATTACCAGGAGAGTCATCAACCTGTGACCTCAGACGGATGAATACTAGTGCTTTAAACTTCATTTGAATTCACACTCCACCATAATTTCAGTCAGACAAGCAAGCATATTTATTTCCTGATCCGCCACAAATGCCATTTGATACTGATACTTAGCAAGAACAAGCACAGCAGCAGGAATACTATTCGGAACCAAGGAATCATAACAAGCATCGTAAATACGACGCAATAAGACAGCAGTATCATTGTCCAGGTTATTGACAACCCATTTACGTACTTCGGGAAAATCTTTTTCCTTAAGTTTCTTAACCAAGTCATTTACTTTTACATCACTAAAAGTTGCAAGAATACCTGAATCAATACTACCAGAAGAAGAATACCTTTGACACTCATTTAGAACACGTCTCCAATCAGGGAAATGTTTGTTAATGAGTTCTACCAGGACCTTGTTATCATATTTAACACCTTCTGTATCCAAGATTTGTTGGATACGTTTAAAGAAGAGGGCTGCGATGGCAGGTTTGTTTTTACCTCCAATTCCGAATTCGATAACCGTTGTGCGGGAATGAAGTGGTTCGAGAATTTTGTTTTTGAAGTTGCAGGTAAAGATGAATCTGCAGTTGCCACTAAACTCCTCAATAAACGCCCGTAGGAGGAGTTGTACATCATTGGTTGTGTTATCTGCCTCATCAATGATGATGACTTTGTGTTTTGCAGTTGAAGAAAGCGAGACGGTCGAAGCGAAATTCTTCGCAGTATTTCTGACGGTATCGAGGAATCGTCCTTCATCGGATCCGTTGATGACATAATAGTCTGCTCCTAGTTGGTTGCACAGTGCTTTTGCTACCGTAGTTTTACCGCAACCTGCAGGACCTGCAAGAAGCATATTAGGTATCTCACCTTTATCTAGGAAGTCTTGAAAAGTCTTCTTAATACTTGGTGGTAAAATACATTCTTCAATTGTTTTAGGTCGATACTTTTCAACCCAGAGAAATTCATCACGCATGTTCTTTTTTCACCAAAATAAACGAACCATCATCATTAGGGATCCATTCTAGCACATCCCCTTCCATCCAACCAGTTTCTTTCATTAGTTCATCGGGGAAGGTTAGAATCCCATCATCATCAACTGTCAAAGTAGTCTTCATCATACCCACTCAGGTTTACGATCAGGGATGCGAAGATAATTATCACATACCCATGGTTTAGATGCAATATACATCTTATATTTGTCAAAGATGGATATTGAAGTATCATACTTGAACTCATCAGGTCCCGCAAAGACAAAGGGTGTTGGACCTTTACCACTGCGACCTTGTGGGTCTGCTGTAGGAAGTATCTCTTTTGCTGCTAGGAGAGTTTTCTGGCAGGTATGGACCTTACCATAACGAGCAGTGTACTCATCGCACATAGCAAGTCCATGAGCAAGCAACCACTGCCAGTTAGTCACAAACTCATTTGCCCACTTGGTGCAGGGATGATTACGAAAGGCACCCTTCTCAGTAGCATAGGGAGTACCGTCTGCTCTGGGAAGAGTGCCGAAGTTATGACCCCATTTGTCAGAGCATACAATAGCAAGCATCTGACAGGTCTCTAGGGGCATCTTGACGATGTGCTTGTCAGGGAGAACCCTGGCAGACTCCCAAGGACTGGGAGAGGTCACAAAGATATTCATCCGAATGTTGAATCAGGTTCCAGAGCAATATAATAGGTCAGATCGTGGTTCTTAGAGGTAAATCGTGACAAAAGTTTTTGTGACACAACGACTTCATAAGTTCCAGGAAGAACTTTGATATTCTCAACTTTAAAATTAAATGAGAATGTAGAGTCTGTCTCACCAACGACTACAGCATAGTCATTAGATGTGTCGTTCTTCTTATCACGGACAACAAGTTTTACAACACCATTCTCACCAACGGCAGAAAGATCTGGCAGTTGATATACAGCAGATGCTTTGAGTAACTGTGCTAATTGATCTGTACTCAATTCGAAAGATACATCTTCACTAGGAAGTTTGATTTCTTTTTCAGGGGGAGTTACAATAACATTAGGATCTGCAAAGAAATACTTTGAACGAGACTTCCCTTCACGGATCATCACATATCCATTATTGGCAAAGTCAAGCTCAGGACTAGAATGAAGAGACAAACCATTAAGGAATTGATTAAGATCATAGATCCCAAAGTCTTGCATAAACTCTTCAGTTACAGTTGCTTCAGCAAGAATGTTTTTCATCACACTAATAGTGCGAAGTTTGTTTCCTTCTTTGAAAAGGATTGATTGATTGATTGAAGAGAAATTCTTCAGGACTGAAATGGTTTTGTCGGACAGTTTCATAGTTGTAGGTTTCAGTTTCATCTCACTGAGGATAGGTTTCACGTTTTGCATTTTTATCATTAAAATGCATTAGAAGGACAGCATAGTGCAGAATCTTCATAATGTCACGACGAGCAGTGCCTTTCTTATCGTATCGTGATGCATACTTGAGGATGTTGCTGCGACAGAATGCCTCACCATCACCACAAGCTTCAATAAGATCAAGAGTTTGAATCTTATCATCACCAGCAGAATAATGCTGATCATACGTTCTAGTGATATAATCCTTCAGTTCTTTAATAATTACATCTTCACTGTACTTTTGTCTAGTGTTAGTTGAAGGTTTGATGGAAGTAGGCAAATCAAGAGAGATATTATCTTGTCCACCGATAACAATAGTATCTGAAGATGCAGCACTTGGATTACCAACAATACTGAATCCGTCTTCTTCCCAATAATTTTGATTGGACATATTTAATTCGTCAAATAGAAAGGACCATGAGTTAGTCATATTATATCAAAATGGAATCTCCGTGTCAATTACCACGTTTTTGTCAGTGGGCATCTGAAAATCTGCATCAACCTTATCATAGAGTTCAAGGAATGCTTGCTTGGTTTCATCATCAAAACGATTTACACAAACTTGAATTGCCTTTGCCTTATCATTGAAGATACTGTAGGCACGAACAATATGAACTAAACGACGAGTACTAATGATTTCTTCAATACCACCATCATAGAATGTCTTGCGGATGATGTCTGCCCAATCACAGAGACGCTTGCAGAAGTCTTTATCACTACAGAGTGCCATGAGAATCTTCTGTTCTACTGCAGAGGCAGGATAAGACTGCTCAAAGGTTACAGGGAATCGTTCAAGGAAGGCTTCGTTAAGCACGTTAGTTCCAATAAATCGTCCATCGTCTGAACCTTTACCTTTAGTGTTTGCGGTTGCGAATACGTTGAAACCTGCACTGGGACGGACAAACTGTCCAATCTTTTTAAGGAAGACTCCATTTCCTTCAAGGATAGACTGGAGACAGAGAATTTTATTAGAGGCAAGGTCGATCTCGTCAAGGAGCAGGA